AAACAGAAGGATCAAAATCGTCCAACTCACAGAAAAACCTAGGGAAATTTAATTCCGTAATTTTAGGAAATTTTTTTCTTCACTAAATATAGAGATGCCTCCAAGAATGAGACGTCCTCGAGCAAACGGCCGTAAAAAGGCCCGCAAACCACAATACAAGCGGCGACCCGCCCGTAAGCTAGGTCTTAACACATTTAAAAAAATGTTGGCTAAGACTAGCGAAAAGAAACGATTTTATATAGCACCCGTAGCATTAACCAATGGCGACATTGTATGTGTCGCCCCTCAATCATTATCAACTCTTGGCGGCAATAGTGCCGTACTCGCTCAACCTTTTCCAATTGGACAACAGTATGCGGCGGGAGACTACGGAGTGTCAACGACGGGCGGATGGACAGCAATGGACATCACACCTCACCCAATCGAAAATAACGGATTTTCTGGCCGAGAAGGCTCGCAAATCACTTTACAATCTTCATACATGCAATTCAAGTTTACTCAAATGTCAGCAAATACACTTACACCAATAAAAATTAGAATGACCATCGTACAGGTGCTTGGAGCACCACAGACGCCAGGCGGAGCATTGACGGCTTTTTATCTTAATTCGGCTTTGCCAAATGGGTCAGCTATCAACGGAAACGGAGGTCTGATTGATTATAATTCTAATACTTCCCCAGATCAGCGGGGACAATATCGCGTAATTTACAACAAAACTACAACTTTATGGCAAGATAACATCGACGCAGGACTTCAAGTTCGTAATCACGTAATCAAACTTAAATACAACAGGGGCGCGGGACATGTTGTTCGATTTTTACAAAACAGTACCACGGTAACTCACGGTCAGCTTCTCATGTTCATCACATGTGACAGCGGTAACGTAGCATCTTATGCCTTTAGTGGCAATGGAAATGCTACGCTCGTAAATAACGCAGCTAATAGCGGAGCAGCATGTAATTTCAATATCTGCCACTACTTCACAGATCTCTAAGCAATGAGGGCGGAGCCCTATGAACAGCGGCCCCCGACGGGCAGTCGACCCGCGGTAGCGTCAAGGCCCCCTGGGGGGCCGCGAAGGGGGGGACGGTCTAGGTTCTAGAAAATAACCAGAGGTTTTTTCATTATTACCCTAGACCACTTCTGGTTAAAAAACTTCTGGTTAAAACATTCAAGAGGGGGCCGTAGCCCCGTCGTTGAGACCATTTATGGTCTCTCGGTGCCCCGATATGGGGCTCTGGTACGTAATGGCACAGTTACGGAATTGGGTTTTTACGATTAACAACTATACAGATGAAGATCAAAAACAAATTAAAGAATTAAAAGATATGTATATACTATACGCCCATGAGCTATCGTCAACTGGCACTCCCCATTTACAGGGGTATCTGTATAGTCCAACTAAAATATCAAGAAAAGCATTATCCAAGAAAATATCCCGCGCCTGTCTGGAGCCAGCTAAGGGAGACCTCGATGAAAACAAAGCGTACATCATTGGACCTTACGAGAAAGACGGAAAAACCAAACCTTTTAACCCACAACATGTAATACTTGGCACAGAACCGAGCCAAGGAAAGCGTAAAGATCTAGACTTAGTCAAAAATCAAATCTTAAACCATGAAACAACCCCAGATGATATAGCCTGCGAAAACCCTATTTTATACCATCAATATGCCCGAACACTGACAAAAATAGAAGACATAGCTCTTCGACGGAAATTTAGAACTGAAATGACTACTTGTACATGGTACTATGGAACGACAGGAACTGGCAAATCACATCAAGCATATGATGACTTTCATCCAGATACCCATTATAACTGGAAAGATGATTGCGGCTGGCAAGACGGCTATAAACAGCAAGAAACCGTAATTATAAACGAGTTTAGAGGCGAAATAAAATATAAAGACCTTCTATTAATGATAGATAAATGGCCGTATGAGATACGAAGACGAAACCGAGAACCTATGCCGTTCACATCAAAACATATCATCATAACTTCGGCACTTCCGCCGAGCGAAATTTACAACAATCTCAACGCAAAAGATAGCCTAGAACAATTAAACAGAAGGATCAAAATCGTCCAACTCACAGAAAAACCTAGGGAAATTTAATTCCGTAATTTTAGGAAATTTTTTTCTTCACTAAATATAGAGATGCCTCCAAGAATGAGACGTCCTCGA